TTGGTTACACAAGAATAAGCAGCACGTGATTGTTAGAATTTAGTCGGTAGCTGAAACGGCATCGCGTAAAAGTAGGTTAGCTTTGTATTTGATAAGGACCCGTTTCTGGAACCGAGGGCAGCTTAGGAGGCTTAACACTGGTGCAATCCTCCAAGCCTAATGGATGCCGGCACCTAGGGGCGTAGCGAACCCCAAATTCTATTTTTGGAGGGTGAATGATACTTTGTAGATTAATACTAGCCGAATGGGCACATCAAAAAAATCCTTCTAAAAAGAAGGTATTAGAAGGAGTATTTTCAGATGATGAAATCGTTAAGCACAACCTTGAAGGGTATAATGTATACTGGATGCCTAACTATCCTAAAAATTACGAGAGCGGCACTGTCATCGATGGGACTCATGTTGATACTTGGGAGTGGTGCTTTGTCGATTACGATTGCAAATCTGGAACGTATGAAAGTAAAGAACAATTCATTGAAGCAATAAAGATTTCCGGAATTAGACCGACTAACATAGTAGATTCCGGCAACGGTATTCACGTTTATTGGAGAGTCACAGATTTAGATGTAAAAAGCTATTTACGGTTTCAAAGAAGACTTACGCGTTTATTTAACACAGACGAAGCAGTAGGTAAAATTTATCAATTAATGCGGCTTGCAGGAACTTTGAACACTAAAAAAGAATCCGATCAACCTGTATGCAATTTATTAGAAGAAAATGATATATCGTACACTTCCGAAGAATTAGATAAACTTTTACCGCCAATAACATTCGCCGATGAAGAGTATTGCAACAGACACTACGAACAAACATACAATACAAAACAAGTACAAATTTCAGATGAGATGCCAGAAAAATGGAATAAGCTTTTAAGTACTAATTCTGAAGTAAAGCACCTTTGGGCAGATCCAACCGATGACCGCAGTAAAAATGATTACCGTTTAGGCCATATAATGTTTGCTAACGGGTTTTCAAAGGCCGAGGCTAGCTCAGTACTAGTCAACACAGCAAAAGCGCTCCAAAGGGCTCCTACGCATCGACAAACCTACGCTAGTAACATAGTAGACAAGATTTGGACTTACGAGCTGGATCCTAAAAAAGAAGACCTTTCAAGCACTGTTGAAGATATATTGAACAAAGCCGGGAGTCAGATAAAAGGGACCAGATTTCCTTGCCATCCAAGGATAGACAACACAGCACACGGATTTAGGTTAGGACAGGTTATAGGGCTTGTGGCAGGTTCTGGCGTAGGAAAGACTACGTTTGCTTTAAATTTATTTCGATGGTTCAGCCAAAACAACCCTGACTACCACCACATGTTTATACCGCTAGAACAACCAGTAAACGAAATAGCAGATCGATGGGCCACAATGTGCGGTAATGATAAGAGCTTAAATAAAAAGATTCATTTAATGAGCAACTACGACGACGAAGGTAAATTTAGACATTTGTCTTTTGACGAGATTAGAGAACACATAGAAAAATTACAAAAAGAACAGAATATAAAGATTGGGTGCGTTGTAATAGATCACATAGGAGCTTTAAAGAAAAAAGGATTGAATGGTGAAAATCAGGATTTAATGAGTATATGTCACGCAATGAAAGCTTTTGCTATCCAGACAAACACGTTGTTAGTCATGCAGTCACAGTCATCGCGACCTAAAGCAGGAATAGGAGATCTTGAGTTAGACAAAGATGCTGCTTATGGAACAATGTACTTTGAAGCTTACACGGACTATTTAATTACGCTTTGGCAGCCGTTGAAACGATGTCACAAAGAACCGTCATGCCCAACAGTGACAGCTTTTAAATTCTGCAAGATAAGACATAAAAAAGCTAGACAAGACGTTATTCAAGAAGACGTACCGTATTATATGTATTATGATTCAGAGACTGAGCAAATGAGGGATTTAACTCAGTCAGAAGAAATTGCTTTTAAATTTTTCTTTCCTAAAGCTTCTAATAAACGGAAAGCTGAGCATGCAACTTCTGCAGACGATTATCAAAAGGTTCAGTATTTACCGGGGGATAAACATGAATCCAAACATAATTATAATTGACGATAAAGAAGGCCTGTCTAAGTTAAGAGATTATTTAAAAGACAAAGAGATTGTAAGTTTTGATACCGAGACAACAGGAATTCACAGAGGTGCACAAATAATTGGCTTTTCTGTTTGTGGTGACGAATCAGAGGCTTTTTACGCCGTTCTTGGTAAATGGAATACTTTAACAAATTCAATAGATTCAACTAATTTACTTAAAGAATCTGCCGATATTATTTCCGATTTAAAACATAAGAAATTGATAATGCACAACGCCGTTTTCGATTGTGCACGGATTGAAGAGACGTTCAGGATAAGGTTAATAGAGAGCCTACACACTGACACCATGGTGCTTGCCCACATACTCAATGAGAACAGGAGAATAGGGCTAAAAGAATTAGCTAAAGAGTATTTTGGAGAAGACGCCGCTAATGAACAAAAAGAAATGAAAGAAAGCGTTTTAAAAAACGGGGGAAAATTAACTAAAACATCGTATGAAATGTACAAGTGCGATCCTTACATAATGGGAAAATACGGAGCTAAAGATGCTTGGTTGACCTATAAGCTTTTTTTAGAACTTCTCCCCGATTTGTATGATCAGGGATTGGATAAGTTTTTTTATGAAGATGAGTCTATGCCTTTATTGAAAGGTCCTACATACGATCTTAATACCGCGGGTTTGAAAGTAGACATAAAAGAACTTACGGTTCTTAAGAAAACACTGGAAGCAGAGTGTTGCGAGGATTTAGCGTTTATAAAAAAGGAAATTGATCCTTGGATAAAACCAGAATATGCAGGTGAAACGAAAAAAACTACATTCAACATAAATTCTAATCAACAGCTGGGTTGGCTCATATTTGGCAAACTAGGGTTAGAGTTTGATACCTTAACTGAAAAAGGTAAAAGCGTATGTAGAGATGAATTAGGAATGTCGATACCTTATAAAGTATCAGCGAAGAAAGATTTTATAAACGGGTGCATTACCAGCGTAAACAAAAAGATAAACAATCCTTGGAAATACATTAAGATTGATACCAGGACTCTCCAGAAATTTTCAAAAAAGTATAAGTGGATTGAAAAACTATTAGAGTATAAGAAAAAAATTAAGTTACTTAACACATACGTAGAAGGAATCGAAGAAAGGATTCAATATGGAGTCATTTACCCGTCATTTTTACAGCATGGAACTACTTCCGGAAGATACAGTTCGCGTAATCCTAATTTTCAAAACTTACCGAGAGATGATAAAAGGATTAAAGGATGCATCGTTTCTAGACCTGGCAGAGTATTCGTCGGAGCCGACTATAGCCAACTTGAACCCAGGGTATTCGCTTACTTTAGTGGCGACACGCGTCTCCGTAAAGCCTTTGATGGAGAAAGTGATTTCTACTCTGTAATTGGTATGGAAGTTTTTAATAAGACAGATTGTACGCCTCAAAAAGAAGGAAGTCCCGAGGCGTTTGGAATAAAATACAAGTCATTACGAAATCTATCAAAAACGATAGCTTTGGCTAGTACTTACGGAGCTACAGCTAGACAGCTTGCGCCCACAACTGGTAAAAGCATTGAAGACACTCAGGAAGACATAGATCGTTATTTTGAGACATTTCCAGGCGTTAAAGAAATGATGCTTAAAGCACACGCCTCGGTGAAAAAACACGGAAGAGTCGAAAATTATTTTGGTAGGCCGAGGAGAATGCCGGAAGCTATAAAGATAAAAGAAATATACGGTAATACACATCATTCAGAGCTGCCGTATAAAATAAGAAACATTTTAAATTTAGCTGTAAACCATACAATACAAAGCACAGGTGCTTCTATTGTCAATAGGGCAGCAATTGCATTTTACAATCGGTGCAAAGAATTAAAAATTGAAGCCAAAATTGTATTACAAGTCCACGATAGCTTTGTAGTGGAATGTCCAGAAAAATTAGCAGACATTGTAGCGTCATTGTTAAAAGATTGTATGGAAAAAACCGTTGAATTACCCGGTATAACTTTAGAAGCTTTACCAAAAATTGGTCATAATTTAGCAGAAGTATAATAAAATTAAATAGTTATAAAAGTTTAACTTTTTTACAATAAAATATTGACATTAAAAAAATATTATGTCAAATTTAACCATGAGGGAAGAAAGATTGAAAAGTGATCAAAAAATTATCTGCACTAAAAAACGCTATAAAGCAATTTATTTTGAAAATTTTATCTTTTATTCCAACTCCGCTACCTGTAGGAATGACGGAATATAATAAGTGGATGGATTCGGTTTTAAACCTTGTAGGACCTATCGCAGATAAAACGTCGATGACCTGGTTAATTAGCAATGAAATCATGCATATCAAATCAGGGACAGACAGGGTTCCTAAACGTTACTTCGTAAAGGTGCTTAGAAAGTTTGCAGCTAATCAACTTGCAGCATCTGTCGTAAATCAAATTAAAGAACAACAAGAAGCCGCTAGAAAAGCCGCCGCAGAAGCTACTGCTAATTCAAAAGTAGCAGATGCGCCGCAAGCAAATAATTAAATTTGGATCTAAGGAATTCGACGATTTACAAAAGATATGGTACGACAAATTAGAAAAATCAGGCTTTGTAGACGTAGAAAAAAAAGAAACAAATTTAAGAACTTACAGATATAAAGGTGGCGACAGACACGGTCAACAAAGTAAAGCGTGGCAAGAATCTAAAATAGAGTACTACGACCTAGCAACTAAATTTTTAAACGAATATGAATTTGAAACCCGTCTACAACAAATTATTTGGGAATACCACACTAAAGCAATTAGCGTAAGAGATATTGCAAATCTGTTAAGAGACGTGAAAGTAGCGGATTTACAAAAAACAGCAGTGTGGGAAGTAATAAGAGAATTGCGTCAAATAATGAAAGACATGTACATTAAATGAGCTTTAAAGAATTAATAAAAGTAAGATCTTACACAGAAAATGACAGGGCATTCATTAAAGCTACGTTTCTTCGAGGTCTTTATTACGGTGACTCCTGGTTTAGCGAAGTGCCTAAACCTATTTTTATGAACAACTACAGCACTTTTGTAGATAAGATTATAGATATATCACAAAAAGACATACGGATTGCATGTTTACCAGATGACCCTGACGTCATACTAGGATATAGTGTATCTAGTAAAGAATCGTTACACTGGGTGTACGTAAAAGAAAAATGGAGAAAACAGGGTATTGGAAAGTCGTTATTACCCCAATTCAAATATGTTACACATTTATCTAAACTCGGTAGAACTTTGTTAAATAATTATAAACCAGCGGTATTTAACCCCTTTGCAATAGGATGAACATGAAATTTTTTAAAGGAAAAAACAAAATGAAACAAATCAAAGAAGAACAAAAAGAGCCACGTAAATTTGAAGAGATTAAAGCTCAGTATGAACAACTACGAGCACGCTCAGGTGATGTTCAGTATCAAATTTACGCCCTTACAAAAGACCTTGAAAAGTTAAACGAAGCAATGGTCAGCGTTAATTATGAAGCAGCAGCTAGACAAAAACTTGATTCAGAAGCCGCAGAAAAAGCTAAAAAAGAAGAAGATAAAGGAGCAGTTTAAATGAGTTACGATGGATGTGAAGTATCAAGGGCAGTTTTAGCTAGTCGCGTATTTGTTAACAACGTAGGTGATATTGGTCCAACAATATCCAGCGTACACACAGCCAACACAAAAGCTGTTAAAATGCGGTTAGACGGTAATTTCCTTAGGTTAGAACTAAAAGAAATCGCAGGAGATCGCAGGACTGTTGTAGAGCTAGTGCCTTTGACGGCAGTTCTTCACTTTACTCCTGTAATTAAGTGAAACGATTTACAAATAAACCTGGAACACCTGTAGATTTTACGCCTAAAGAGAAAATTCCAGACCCGGTGCTATCTGAAATAAGTGTAAGCCGGTTAATAGATGACGGTTTATTAGCATTATACAGAGAAATCAAGAATTTACTTATTTTAAGCGCAAAAGGCAAACTAGAACCTAATGATGCTAGAGATCTTAGAGATCATTTAAAATTGTTATTTGAACTTCAAGAAAGAGAAAAAGAATCTTTAAAAAACATCACTGATGAAGAATTAAAGCAGCAAGTCAAAGAAGTTCTGGAGTCAAAAGGTGACGGTATCTAAAACGGCATTGTTAGCAGAAGTTATTAATCGTAGCAATGCCAACGATAGCGCCAAACCTATTTTACTTAATCCTAATTTTCCAAAACAAAACAATTTCATTAATGACCCTTCAAGATATATCGTAGCACAGTGCTCACGAAGGGCAGGCAAAACAAATGGTTTGGCTTATAGGTTTCATCAAACCATGGTTAAATACCCTAAAAGTCAGTGTATATATCTAGGTTTGACAAGGGATTCAGCAAAAGGTGCAATGTGGCCGGCATTTCAAGAATTAAACGACAGGTACGGATTAGGATACACATTTGTCGAATCTAAGCTGACAATAATTAATCCCAACGGTGCAAAATTATTGATACTAGGCGCCGACATGACAAATTACGCGAAAAGAATTAAAGGAAGAAAATTTCCAGCAATAGCAGTGGACGAAGCACAAGATTTTGGACGACACATAGAATCAATTATAGATGACGTTCTAACGCCTTGTATATCTGACTATAGTGACGGTTGGATTGCTATTACAGGTACTCCAGGCCCAGTTCCTCAAGGTTATTTCTTTGATGTTACACAACGTGGTAAATACGGGTTTAGCCAGCATAAATGGACTCTCTATGAAAATCCTAACATGCCTAACCCAGAAGCCTTCGTAGAAGATTTAAAAAAACGTAAAGAATGGACAGACCAAAGCCCTACTTTGAGAAGAGAATGGCTTAACTACTGGGTTTTAGACACAAACGCTTTGTGGGTGGTGTACAGCGAAAGTATAAACCATTACGAAACATTACCAAAAGAACATAAATGGCACTACATACTTGGCATTGATATAGGATTTAAAGACGCAGATGCTTTGGCAGTAATAGCCTGGTCTGAAACTAGCCCGGTAACTTACCTTGTAGAAGAAATGGTAACGTCAAAACAAGGTATAACGGAGCTTGTCGAGAATATAAACATACTTAACAAGAAATACAAATTTGACAAGATGGTAATGGATGAAGGGGGCTTAGGTAAAAAAGTCGGAGAAGAGATTAGAAGAAGACATTTGTTACCTGTAGAACCGGCAGATAAAGCGAATAAACAGGATAACGTAGAGTTTCTCAACGACGACCTAAGGCTAGGTAAATTCAAAGCTAAAAAAGACTCAAGGTTTGCCCAGGACTCTTACATGGTGCAGATCGATTGGGATAAAAGCACTCCTAAACGCATCGTGTTAAAAAAGACATTCCACTCAGACATCATAGATGCTGTTTTATACGCATTTAGAGAGTCATGGGCGTTTACACATGAACCGCCTAAGCCAGATGCACCTAAATGGGGCACAAAAGAATGGGCAGAACAACAATCAACGGGAATGTTCGAAGCGGAACTCGAAGGGCTTAAAAAACAAGAAGAATTCGGAAACTGGGTAAAAAAGCTAGGATATGGTGAATAAATACTACATTCATAGGAAAAAACTACAAACGGACAGAAAAGTCGTTATAACCAGGAGTTAAAGGTGCTGCCCTTCCTTAAGAACAAAAATAACACCGGTATAGCCACGGGTGTTATGGTAAAACATAGAACTCCGGACGAAAAACCTGAAGAAAATCAAGAAGAAGACAAAAAAGCAGGCCATAAAGCAGCAGCCTCAGATCTTCTCCGCGCAATAGAATCAAAAAATATAGACGGAATAGCAGATGCGTTACAAAGCGCATTTGAATTAATGGATTCTGAACCACACGTAGAAGGTGAGCACGTAGAACCTCACAGCTACGATAGCCAGAAAGAGGATTAAATGGCACTTGTTCAAACTGCGACAGTCACAGGCCTTAACACTTTTACTTTCTCTGTACCAAATACAGATGCATACACCGTTCAAGGAACGCTTGAAATACCGGATATTGTACCTGGAATGTCAGCATATGGAGCAGGCGGGGGAGCTGGTACTGGAACTGGTGGCGGACCTCAAGTCAACTCTCAAGTCGTGGTAACTATTAAACAAAACTCAACAACCCTTCAAACAACAAGCGCTGGAGCTAGAGGATTCATAGTAGGAGTTAACGCATCAGCTGGTGACATTATTTCTGTAATTTTAAGCTCTTCTTTGTCACAAGACCAGCAATTAAACGCTATTAAATGTACCATTGCAATTTCTGAAGGTGAGGCTCTGTAATGCCACTCATGAAAGGTAAAAGCCCTAAAGCTTTTGAACATAACATAAAAGCAGAAATTTCATCTGGTAAGCCAAAAGCTCAAGCCTTGGCTATAAGCTATGACATCCAGCGTAAAAATAAGAAACGCAAAGCCGCAGGCGGATCGGTTCAATCTGGAAGTCCTGATATGAATATGGCTGAAGGTGGCATGATTAACGTTAAAAATCAAAAGCGCCCAATGCCTGAAAACTTACATAACGATAAAATGATGGCAGATATGAACCGTGGTAATAAACCAGCTAAGAACGACAGCTTTACAGATAACCCAACGGTAAAACAAGCACAAATGAACAGCGGACGTAAAGTAATGCCTATTAAACGTCCTAAAATGGTCCCTAGCGATGTTTTTAGCACAAGGCTATATGATAAAGAAGGAAACTTAGAAGAAAACGCTAAACCAGGCCCATACGGTGAACAGCCTGAATCTGACATGAATGAAATGGGAGCTGAAAGACAAGGTCCAAACGTAAGAGACATGCAAGATGAACACTCGACTCGCATGAAACCTTATAAAATGGAAATGGAACACGACGATTCCATGGACGAGTCTGAAGAAGACATGCGCCAGAAATATGCTAAAGGCGGCGAGATTGAAGAAAGCGACAGAGAAAGCCGTAACATTAAGATGCGCACTTCAATGGAACCCATGGATGATTCAGAAGAAATGTATGAGCGCAAAGATCAAAACGACCATATGATGGAAGACGCACCTAGTGAAGACGAAGGCGCTATGCATGCCAGAGAGCTTGATGAAATGGATCAAGACAGCTCTGGAAACGACGTACCTGACATGGAAGAGCCGCATAACTCAGAAGAAGACAAAGTCTACGGATATGCTGACGGTGGTGAAATCGGTAGAAGTTCAGACGACAGTGAAATGCAACCAGAAGACGAAGAAATGGAAGAACACCACGATTCAATAGCTTCTGCTATCATGGCACGTAAAGACAGACGAGCAGCACAAATGTCAGACAGTGATATGGATGAAATGATGAGGCTATATAACGGCGGTGAAATCACAAGTCGTAGAAACCCAAGTTCAATTAAATCACACGACAGCATTTATTCAGACGACAGTGACCAAGCAGATCTTTCGAGGAACGCAGACGAAGATGCCAACGAAGAAGATCAATTAAGCTTTAACTCTCTCATGAAAGAAAACTACGACGAATCTCACAGCTTAAAACAAGCTGACAGTCCAATGGACTCTGCTCAGCACGGTGATGACGAAGAAATGGACAGCCATGATAAACACGACATGGTTGAATCTATTCGTCGTAAGATGATGAAAAAACGACAGTTTTAGTCGTTAGGAACTTATGACAATCGATAGTTTAAAAGACTTGCAAAAGGTTATACAACTTTGTCGCAAGACAGGCGTAACTTTGATCAAAATCGACGGTATTGAATTACAACTAGGACCAAAACCTACTACTAGTAGCAAAAAAGTCGATTACGCAAGTGATTTTCCAGAAGCTAACATACCAGTACCTCAATTCCAAGGATACTCACAACCCAGTGATATCCAACAAGTAGCTGATAAGATTGCTACTTCAGAACTAACAGAAGAACAGCTCTTATTTTATTCAAGCACAGGACAAGCTGAACAATAATGAAAATTAAGAATAGTCCCGGCCCACAATCAAAAATAACATTTAAAACCAAAGACGTATCAGAGTCTATGGTAATGTCACCGTTTTGGGAAGAGAAAGACTCTGACAAAGCGGCAGGACTATTATTAACATCAGCAGCCTACCTTAAAGAATCACAAGGCTATAGATACAGACAAGCCGCCATATACGCTAGACTCTACGGAAACCAAAACTTATATTCATTCACCGGTAATAACATTACCAAATTGGACCAAACCTATGGGTTACCAGAAGAAAGACCTACTTTTAATCTTATTCAGTCTGTTACTGACACTCTTGTATCTCGTATCTCCCAATCCAGACCGCAACCTGTGTTCCTTACTGATAATAGTGACTATAAGCAACGCAATCTTGCTAAGAAATTAAACAACTTTATCCTTGGTGAATTCTACCAAACAGACGCATACGAAAAAGCAACGACATGTCTTAGAGACGCCCTCATAGAAGGAACAGGTGTATTACACGTATATGAGGATTATGATCACAAGGTTGCCCTAGAACGCGTTCTTCTCACCGAGCTGCTAGTAGACCCTAATGACGGGATGTACGGCGATCCTAAGCAGTTATATCGCATTAAACTAGTGAATCGCGACGTGTTAATGGCTAATTTTCCTAGTAAGTACCATGAAAAGATTAGAATGGCGGCACAAGCTTACCCAGATAACTCAGCAGATAGCTCTAAATCAGTGTCAGATCTGATAATGGTGGTAGAAGGATGGCATCTTAAATCAGCTAAAGATGCTAAAGACGGCCGCCACATGCTTTGTATTAGCTCTGGCGCGCTTATAGACGAAGAATACACTAAAGATTGTTTCCCTTTTGTGTTCATGCATTACGCTCCTAGACTCTTAGGCTTTTGGTCTCAAGGCGTGGCAGAACAGCTTATGGGAACACAGATGGAATTAAACTCCCTGTTATTCACAATAAGCCGAGCAATTAAACTCGTAGGTGTCCCTAGGGTATTTCAAGAAGACGGCTCAAAAGTTGTTGCAGCTCACCACTCAAATGAAGTAGGTGTAATTGTAAAGTACAGAGGAGTAAAACCCAGTTATGAAGTTGCGCCATCTAATGCTCCAGAACTATACGCAGAAAGAGACAAGCTTATTGCTTACGGATATCAACAAAGTGGCGTGTCAGCACTGCAAGCTTCTTCTCAAAAGCCCCAAGGTCTTGATTCAGGCGAAGCGATTCGGACATATGACGACATTTCAACAGATAGATTTGCCTCTTTGTCACGTCGCTATGATAATTTGTTCATCGACCTTGCCTATCAAATAATTGATTTAGCAAAAGACATAGCAGAAGAACAAGGTTCGTACCAAACAGTATATCCCAATAAAAACGGCACTAAAGAAATTGACCTGCCGAAAGCAGCATTGATTCATGACTCATTCGTAATCCAGTGTTTTACACAATCTAGCCTTCCAAAAGACCCGGCAGGACGTTTAGCGAAAATTACCGAGATGGTGCAGTCAGGAATGATTACACTCCAAGAAGGCCGAAGACTCCTCGATTACCCCGACTTAGAACAAGTAGAAAAACTCGCAAATGCTGGTGAAGAAAGAATATTCTCAATATTAGACTACATAGTTGAATCAGGTAAATACACGCCTCCGGATCCTTTCATAGATTTACAGCTAGCAGAAGATCTTACAACTAAATACATCAATTTATACGCCCCGGCAAAACTTGAAGAAAGTAAAATGCAGAAACTCCGAGATTTTTTCAACCAAATACAAGCTATTAAACAGGCAGCAATGCCACCACAAATGCCTGCCCAACCCGGTGCAGCGCAAGGAGCCCCTACACCCCAGGCTGCTCCACAACCCCCACCAACTAGCCCTTTAATCCCAAATGCTCCCGGAGCTCAATAAATAAGGAATAAAATATGAGAATTACTAGTACAGGCAGCACGCCCCCGGCAATCGCCCCAACATCACCAGGTTCAGGTGTTACAGCTAAAGCCATAGCGGCATTTAACGACCCGTCGAAAGTACAAGCAGTACAAAGAGCTTTATCCGGTAATCCCGTAACAGCACCGGCTCAGTCAGAACATCCCAACCACTCTGTTAACGCGAATAACATATCACCAGAAGAGTTAAGCGCGGTAAAACAAAGCTCAAATGAAACTCCGGACAAAGAGGTCGAAACGGAAGTTGTGCAAGAAGTAAGCCAAGAACGACCAGAAGCTAAAAAGGTCGACCCACAACTCAGCAAGCAGTTCGCTCAACTAGCACGCCAAGAAAAGATTTTACGACAAAGAGCCCAACAACAAGAACAGGCGTTGAAAGCTAGGGAAGCAGCATTAGCAGCAAAAGAAGCTGAACTTAGTCAAAAATCACAAATCGATACTAAGAACTACATTTCTCGAGATGAACTGAAACGCAATACTTTACAAAAACTAGCAGAAGCTGGTGTAACGTATGAAGAACTCACCCAACAAATACTGAATACAACACCAACAGACCCAAGAACAGAAGCCACTATAAGCGAATTAAAAGCCCAAATACAGGAATTAAAGCAGACCCTGGATAAGAGTAAGCAAGAAACTGTAGAATCGCAACAACAGGCGTATAACACCGCTAAAAGGCAAATTAAAGCAGACGTGGTAAATCTAGTAAAAATGGACCCAGCATTTGAAACAGTGAAAGCTACAAACTCAGTAGACGACGTAGTAGATTTAATAACAAAAACGTTTGAAAAAGACGGAATCCTACTCAGCGTAGAAGAAGCAACACAAGAAGTAGAAAACTATCTCGTCGAAGAAGCATTAAAACTTACAAGAATTGGTAAAATACAGAAACAGTTACAAGGCAAGATGAAGCAGGCAGTACAACCAGCTCCATCCCAGAAGCAAGCCGACCCAGAAGCTCCGAAAATGAAAACCCTTACAAATGCTACAAGCGGCACGAGGAAGCTCACTAATCGTGAAAGAGCTATGTTGGCGTTTAAAGGCGAGCTTAAGCAGTAATACTCTTTAAGGAATAAATCAAGTTTATACCTTAAAGACTACCCCTGACTCAAGCATGGTGATCGGTAAAACATAGAGCATCCGCTCAACTGATTTATACGACACCGCTAGAAAGATAGCATTCCGCTATCCCTAGATTAACTAATTTTATAGGAGAAACAGCAATGGCTGCTTCTTATGCAAACAGTGCCAACCAAATTGCGGCACTTAAAGAATTGTATACCGACGATTTATAGTCTTTGTCGTCGTGACCTTCATAACAAACGAAAGAATATATGAAGGATCTGGTAGCGCGAAATGTATGCCAGATTAAAATTTCCGTGTATCGGTGAAGGCTGAAACGCTAATACCGAGAGCCAGTATCAGGACGATACGGTTTGTAACGACTAGAAGCCATAGACGCTTCCACGAGCCGGGAAATTGCAAAACTTGCAATAAAATATAGTCTGAGCTAATATAAAGGATATGATGAAACTTTGCACTAAATGTATAAAATTAAAGCCATTAACAGACTTTTATAGAGATAAAAGATATGCA